ATTTGGAATTGCATTTGGGGGTTTAATAATAACCTTTTTAATAATTAAATTATCATAAATTATGGTTTTACTTGTTGATGCAGACAGCTTAATATTTGCTAGTTGCTATCGTTCAAAATCTGACAACTCAGGTAATGAAAGTATGCATTACGAAAACATTGAAGATTCAATTGTAAAGTTTGACGAGCAGTTTATGAAAATTGTAAATGACTTAGAAGAAAAATACGAAATAGATCGTATAATTACATTTAACGGGAGCAAAGGTAATTTTAGAAAACAAATAGCAAAAGATTATAAAGCTAATAGGAAAACAAAAGCTTTACCTCCTTTGTTAAATGATATGCATGATTATGTTAAAAAAAATTATAATAGTATTTATACTTATGGAATTGAAACAGATGATTTAGTTGCAAAATATTGGTATACTATAAGTAATGAAATTGGTAGAGAAAACGTAATGATTGTTTCTTTAGACAAAGATTATAAACAATTTCCAGCGTTAATTTATAATTATCATTTCAAACACAAAATAATATTAAACATTAGTAAAGAGCAAGCTTTATATAATTTCTATGAACAAATGATTTGCGGGGACACCGCTGATAATGTACAATTTTTCAAAGGAAAAGGCCCTGCTTTTTCGCGTAAATATTTTAAAGATTGCAAAACTAAATATCAATTCACAAAACAATTATATTTGTTATTCAAAAAAAGATATAAAAGTAAAGCGCGTGAAAAATATATTCAATGCTATACTTTATTAAAACTAAAAGAAAAATGATAAATTTAAAACCAATTGAAATAGCTAATAAAATTATTGAGCTATCAGGAGTTAATGTCTTTGAAAATTCTAGAAGAAGAAAATACATTGAAGTAAGATCTTTGTTAACTTATTTGCTTAGACAGAAATTAAATATGAGATGGACAAACATTGCTTTATTTTATACAAAAAACGGCAGAGCAATTACGCACGCAACTGCAATACATTCGTTTGCTGATTATGAAATGCATAAGTCTCATAATAAAAAATTACAAGAAATAGAAAATATGTTTTTGTTTAAATCAGATTTACAATATGATGAGATAGACAGAATACATTATTTAGAAAACAAATGTAATAACTTAGAAAAAAAATTACAAAAACCTGTAATAAAATTAATTAATTCTTTGTCAGGTGAAAAAGAAGTATGGATTGAAAAAGAAATACCCAAAATTATTAAAGGCTGGGAATGGAAAAACAAATTAAACAAAACATAATAATATGAAAAAAAAACAAATAGAATTTAGAGACCCTGTAGTTGAAAGAGTAGTTGACAAATTTATATCACGTTCAGATGTAGGTTTTAAAAAGTATGGCGTTACAATGGATCAAGATACATTATCGAAAAAAGAATGGCTTAACCATTTACAGGAGGAATTAATGGACGCTATATTATATATACAGAAATCAAAAGAAACTTTATGAGTAGTTTTGAAAAAAAATATAAAAAAATATTATTACAGTGTTTAACAGAGGGCGAAGAATGTAATAACAGAACAGGGATAAATACTTTTAAACTATTTAATAAATCATTTAATATTAATTTAAATAAAGGTTTTCCTATTGTTACAGGAAAAAAAATATTTTTTGATAAAGCTTTAGCAGAATTTAGATGGATGTTTGAAGGCAGAACAGATATTAGTTATTTAAACAAACGCAATGTAAAGTGGTGGAATGATTATACTAGCACAGATGATTTAGGCAAAGTTTATGGCCATCAAATAAGAAATTATAATGACAATATAGATCAAATAGAATATGCCACTACAGAGATTAAAAACAATTCTCGTAGGGCTATAATAAATTTATGGAACCCTAGCGATTTACAAGAGCAAGCTTTACCATGCTGTTTTACTCAGTTTAATTTTGTAAGAGTAAATAATAAATTAAATATGAGTATGAATTTTCGCAGCTCAGATTTATTTTTAGGTTTGCCCTATGATATAATTGTTGGGGCGTTATTTTTAACTACAATGGCAGAACAAACAAATCTTTTACCAAATTACTTAGGTATTAATTTAATTGATGCGCATATATATAAACCTCATATAAAACAAACATTACAATATTGTAAAAACAAAATACATAAATTACCTATTTTACAAGGTAAATACGAAAGCTACAGTTTATTAAATTACAATTGTAATAATTATATCAAAGCAGAGTTAATAAAATAATGTATTATATATATCACATAGAAGGAATTAAAATTGGTTGCACGACTGATCTTAAAGAAAGAGTAGAAAAAAAACAGGGGTATACAAATTACGATATATTATATACAACAAACAATATACACGATGCCTCAAAAAAAGAGTTAGAGCTACAAACTAAATACAAATACAAACAAGATAAAAAACCCTATAAAGAAATAATTATGAATATTAAAAACAAATTTTACATAACAGACAAAACAGTTACATTAAACAACACTTTCGATAAAGCTTTAACAGGTTTCGAATTCCCTGACTATATTACTTATGAGGATAAAAAAATATATTTTACAAAAGACTTAATTACGTGGATAAAAAATAATAATATCAAATCACAAAATGATAATAAAAGATATGTATATCGAAACCCTTTTGAAAAAGCGTCCGACAATAAGCCTAAGACAATTTTTGACAACATAAGAAACTGGGCAAAAGTTAGAGATATATATAAAAAAGGTAACTCACATACACAATATGTAAAACTACAAGAGGAGTGCGGCGAATTAGCTAAAGCTATATTAAAGAAAGATAAACCGGAAATTATAGATGCAATAGGAGATATTGTAGTTGTCTTAACAAACTTAGCACACTTCGAAGATTGTACAATCGAAGACTGTATCGAATCAGCTTATAAGGTTATTAGCCAACGCAAAGGTAAAATGATAAATGGCACATTTGTAAAAGATTAAAATAAATAATTTATATTTACTCGTTATATAGTAAAGATTGATTAATCAATAATATTTCAATTATGCAAATTAAAAATGGCAATGCTCAATTAAACGAAACTCGTGATATATTTAATTACAAAGTTTCAAAGCTTAATATATTAGGGGATAGTAAAACAATTAAGTGGAATGGACGACGCCGTTTTAGAACAATATAAATTACTATGGATAAACGTAAACAAAATGGCGGTGCTAGACAAGGTTCAGGCCGCCCTAAAAAAGCAGATGAGATTAAACTAATAGAAAGGTTAGATAATATAATTGACAACGACGAGGTCATTAAAACACTTGGCCAACAAATATTAAAAGGTGATTCAAGAGCAATGTCTTTATACTTTGGTTATAGGTATGGCAAACCAAAAGAATCAGTAGACATAACATCTTCAAAAGGTTTTAACATAAACTTCAAAGAGCTTATTAAATTTAAGTGATAGAAATAAACAAAAAGTATTCACCAATAACATCTTCTGATTCTCGTTACTTTATTGTAACAGGAGGGCGAGGTTCGGGTAAATCTTTTTCAGTTAATTTATTATTAGTATTACTTACATACGAAGCAGGCCATACAATTTTATTTACAAGGTTTACTTTAGCTTCCGCTTATATATCGATTATACCAGAATTTATTGACAAGATTGAAACTTTAAATATTGAAGATGATTTTCATATTACAAAAGATGAGATTATAAATAAACGTTCAGGAAGTAAAATACTATTCAAAGGTATCAAAACCTCATCAGGGGATCAAACAGCTAATTTAAAATCTTTAACAAATGTGAGTACGTGGGTTATGGATGAGGCAGAGGAATTAGTTGACGAAAGTATATTTGATAAAATAGATTTATCAGTTAGAAATTTAAAACAACAAAATAGAGTTATACTTATTTTAAATCCGGTTACAAAAGAGCATTGGATATATTCAAGATTTTTTGAAGACAAAGCTATAATGGGAGGAACAAATACAACTAAAGATAATATAACTTATATACACACAACTTATTTAGACAACTTAGATAATTTATCTGAAAGCTATTTAAATCAAATTGAAACTATTAAAAGCAGGCGGCCGGATAAATACAAACATCAAATGCTCGGTGGTTGGTTAGCAAAAGCTGAGGGCGTTATATTCAGCAATTGGACAATAGGCAAATTTAAAAAAGTAGGTGTTTCTGTATTTGGTCAAGATTATGGATTTGCTTCTGATGAATCAACGCTTGTTGAAACTAATATTGATAATCGCAACCGCATTATATATTTAAAAGAATGTTTTTATTTAAAGGGATTAACAACAACACAAATAGCTGAACTAAACTTAAAGCATGCTCGCAAAGATTTAATAGTTGGGGATAGTGCAGAACCTCGTCTATTGTCGGAGATAAAAGCTAAAGGTTGTAATATAGTAAAAGCAATTAAAGGACAAGGATCAATTACTTATGGCATTTCATTATTGCAAGATTATGATTTAATAGTTGAGGAGAATAGTATTAACTTAATTAAAGAATTAAATAATTATAGTTGGCTTGAGAAGAAGTCAAAGACCCCTCAAGACCGTTTCAATCATTTAATTGATGCTATTCGTTATTCTGTATCTTACCAATTACAAAACCCAAATAGGGGCACTTATTATATTTCCTAAAATAAGTTACAAAATATTTTGTTAATTAAATAAAAAGTATTATATTTACATATAACATTAAAACAAACACTATGAAAAAAGGAGACACATTTAAAGTAACTACAGAATTAAAATTTGGTAAAGGAAAGCTTACAGAGTTGGTAACCTGTGTAATGGTTTATAACAACTTTGTATTAGGAAATAACGGGTATAAATATCACATTTCGAATTTTCAATAATATTAAAACTAAATAAAATGATGCAAGCAAATACACAAAAATTATTAGGAAAGCTTTTATTACTTCCTGAATATGAACGCAAACAAATTATGTCTTGTTTAATAGCTTCAATGCTTTCAGAGGTAAGCCATAACAAAGCAAAAGAAACTTATAATAATATTATAAAGGAGTTGCAATATGACTGCTGAAGATAATATACACCAAATTAATTATCTTAATGAATCATTGTTAGTAGGGGAAATATTAAAAGAGTGGAATAAAAACAAACCGGAAAACGAAGGTTTAAATATTATTATAAAAGCTTATGCTAAAATGACAATGTATGTTGCTCGATTAAATAATGATATAATGGCAAAGGATATGTTAATTAGTAAATATCGATATGAAAAGAATAAAACTTTATATGAATTAAAAGAATTACAAATTAAATACGAACACTTAAAAAATTTAGAATTATGAATTACGACGACTGGCTAGTACATCAAGAACACGAATTTAGAGGCTGGAATACGCCTGACTATGAATGTATGCACTGTGAAAAACCTATTGATAAAAAAGGTTATTGCAGTGATAATTGTTTTGAAGCTGATATGCTTTAATAATTTTTTTTGTTTAGATAATTAAGGGTGGTAGAAATACTGCCCTTTTTTTATTATTTTAGTATATTATAAAAACACTAATTAAAAACGTTATATATATATGAAAGTTGATATTACAATACCTACTTCTTTAAAAGATATTACATTAAGACAATATAAAAGATTTTTAAAATTAGATCTTGAAGCTTTACAAGGCAAGTTTTTAAATGCAAAGATGATTGAAATTTTTTGTAAAATTAAACTTGAGCAAGTGATGTTATTAAAGTTAAGGGACTCAAACGAAATTATTGATATTATTAATAAAATGTTTGATGATAAACCTGATTTAGTCAAAAGCTTTAAAATAAATGAAGTTGAATATGGATTTCATCCTCAACTTGATGATTTAAGTTTAGGTGAGTATATTGATCTTGATAATTTTATTGGAGACTGGGACAATATGGAAAAGGCGATGAATGTTTTATATCGACCAATTACGGCCCGTTTAAAAGACAAATATTTAATTGATGAGTATAAGCTTAATGAAAGCGAATTGTTATTAAATATGCCGATGGATGCGGCAATGTCCGCGATTTTTTTTTTGTGGAATTTAGGTCTCGACTTGTCGAAAACTATGACGAGTTATTTGGACAATCAGCAGGAGGAGGCCTTGACGGAATATCTCAGTTCGGAAAAAAATGGAGTTGGTATCAATCAATTTATGCTCTCGCTCAAGGAGACATTACAAGATTTAAAAATATCACTGAATTAAAATTTCACGAATGTTTTTTAATGTTATCATTTATGAAAGATAAAAGCGAGTTAGAAGCAAAACAAATTAAAAATAAATTTAAATGAGCAATCAAGGTATAAGAGGATTTTATCAATTAACAGAAGCTATTAAAGAGCAATTGTTAGAAGATAAAAATATTAATACAGTAACGACGGGAGATATAACTGACGTTAATTTAAACAAACAAGATATATTCCCATTAGGTCATATTATTATTAATAGTGTAATTGACGAGGAACAAGTATTAAGATTTAACATTTCAGTTCTTGCGACAGATATGGTCAACCGTTCGAAAGAACCGACTGTAGACAGATTTCGCGACAATAATAATGTACAAGATATTTTAAATACACAATTAGCTGTTTTAAATAGATTAACCCAAAGATTAAGAAAAGGAGATTTATATAGCAATATGTATCAATTACAAGGCACACCTTCAATGGAACCTTTTTACGATAGATTTGAAAATGAACTAGCTGGCTGGACTGTAACTATGGAGGTTTTAATATATAATGATATTAATATTTGCTAATGGAATATATAAATTTTAAAAAATCTGTTCAAATATTTGCTGATGTAGTAATTGCTGAGGCTCGTAAAAATTTAGGCAAAAGTGATAATCAAGATGGTAAATTAGCAAACTCCTTATCCTCAAAAGTTATAACAACTGATTCAGCTTTTATTGTTAAATTTTTTATGGAAAATTATGGGGTGTTTCAAGATCAAGGAGTTAGAGGTGTTGATTCGTATTATGCTGATCAAGTAACAGCAAGCTCTCCTTTTAGTTACAAAAGCAAGGGTGGTAAATTTGGTTTAAAAGGTATGCCTCCTCCGAAAGCTTTTGATAAATGGACAGTGCGAAAAGGGTTAGCACCTCGCGATAAATTAGGAAGATTTTTACCACGAAAAACATTAGATTTTTTAATAGCACGAAGCATATTTAAAAAAGGTATACGCGCAACGAGCTTTTTTAGTAAACCATTAAAAGAAGTTCAAATTAAATTTGGTGATGAATTTTTAAAAGCAGTGGCGAAAGACATAGAAAACAGAAAACAATAAAATGGCAAATATAGCATTAAGAAACCCGCAATATAAATTTATAGAAATACCCTCATCAGGTGTTCAGTCTGTAGAATGTACAATAACAATAAATACAGTTTTACGATATACACTTGTTAAAAATGTAAGTCCAAGTACAGGATGCAATTTTGATATTTCTGAACTTGTTAGAGATTATTTAGAGATAGATTATTCATCTACTTATACAGCAGATACAGTATTAATTTCAACTAACCTAAAAAACTACTCTGGATTAAATGCAACAGGTAATCAAGTAGGTTCAACTGTTAATTATACAGATGTAGGATGGGAAGCATTTGGATATTTTTCAGAGGGTTCTAATCCTGAGATACCTTTTACAACAGGCGCACAATTTTTAATAGCACCTAATACTACAGGTGTTGGTTCAAGATGGCAAATCTTTGTTCCCTATGGAGTAGCAGGATATGTACAATACATAACACAAACAGGCACTTATTCTGTGAGTTCTTATAGCACTACAGCAACTTCTGCATCTGGTCAAGGTAACCAATGTATAATTAATAGAATTGATTGTACTAAATATGGTCAGGGTAGAAAAATTACATTTATAAACCGATATGGAGTTCAGCAAGATTTATGGTTTTTCTTAAAAGAAGTCAGGTCATTAAATAAAACTAATGAAAAATATCAGTCTAATACAATACAATATCCTGTTGATGATTATGCACAATATGAAGTTAAAAATGCACCTAATAAATTATTCAATACACA